AATATCAAATCTGGTTTGTCTTCAAGATAGTATGCTTCTAATTCATAAACTTGATGCTGTTTACTTATATTTGAAGATCTTACAACATCATTGAGTTTCCATTGATCTAAACTTATATTTGAAATTCCAATAGGTCCTTTTTTACAGGATTGAATGATATGAACTGCTTCGTGATAAACAGTTTCATTAACATAATGTTTAACAGGACTTATTGTATTTTTTATATTGTCAGTACAAACAATAAATTCGGGGGTTTTTAAAAATCCAAATATTTCTTTATTTCTACAGATAGGAGCATTTTCTTTTATAATATAATGTTTGGAAATGATTTTATTTACTATTTCATTTCCAACTGGAGTCAAATAAAGAAGAAAATCCATTAATTAAAAGTAGAGTCGGGCTCCATGGCAATATAATAACAAATGTTATATTTACTATTAGAAAATTGTGACAGAAGTTTAGATGAAATCACGACTTCATATGTGCCAGGAATAATTTTAATATTCTCAACTTTAAAGTTGAAAACAAACTCGTTATTGGTTTCACCAACAATGATAGAATATTCATTTGATGTATCGTTCTTCTTGTCACGAACAACTAAACGAATAACCCCGTTTTCTCCAATAGCAGCAAGATCTGGCAATTGATATACTGCTGCAGCCTTAAGTAGTTTGTCAAGTTGAGAATGTTCCAAACTAAAGCATACATCTTTTGATGGAAGTTCAATTTGTTTTTCTGGTGGAGAAACAATCACTTCAGGATCAGCAAAGAAATATTTTGCTTTTCTTTTTCCTTCTTTAATAGTTACGTAAGAATCATTACTAAAGTCGAGATCTGGATCTTGGTGGAGATTCAATCCATTCAAAAATTGATTGAGATCGTAGATGGCAAAATCTCTTGGAAATTCTTCTTGGATTTTTGCTTCTCCAAGAATATTTTTCATAATTGAAATGGTTCGTAAGTTAGATCCATTTTTAATCAAGATAGATTGGTTAATTGATGCAAAGTTTTTTAGGACCGTAATAGTTTCTTCAGAAAGTTTCATAATCACTTGTTTTCAATGAGGTTTAGATGATTGATCAATAGAATAGTATAATGGAGCACTTTAAAGAGATCGGCACGAGGAGTTCCTTTAGTGTCATATCGATCGATATACTTGGTTACATTACCAGCACAAAATCCTTCACGACGATTGTGTTTGATCTTATCTAGTGTTTGTTCATTTCCACCACCAGTTCGATCTACATAATGTTGCCTATATGTACCTTTAATATATTCTTCGAGTTGTTTTAGAATTTTATCTTCATTATATTTCCAGAATCCATTTTCGTTATTTGTTTTCCCTAAAGTAATTGTATCAGATCCAAATCCCCCAATCACACCAATGTTATTAAAATATGTATTGTCCATAAGATTATTCAATCCACTTTCACCAAAGTTAATATAGTTAGATTTATTATTTAAATTTTCATCTTCGTGTGAAAAGGAAAACGTTTCTGGCATTTCAGACATAAATTACAAATACTAGTGTTTGTTAACATCATCTCATATTTTTAGAGATCAGTCAAGAGACCATTTTACTGAATCCTTTGACCTTCTCCACTTTAATCACTCTATCAAATTTGTCAATCAATTCGTCTGTTTTATGAGATATCACAAAAATATTTGAATCTTGAATAATATACTTAATAATTTTAGTAAATTGATCAGTACCAGTAAAGTCCAAAGAACTATCAAAAACTTCATCAAGAATCAAAAGATTAGTATTGACAGAATTTTTCATTTTTGCAATTTCTCTCCAAGTGAATAGAATTGCGAGGTTAATCCTCATTTTTTCTCCTTCGCTAAAAGATTCATAAGTAAAATCTTGATGAATAGGAGTTTTAATATTTTCATTAAACTCTTCATCAAAGTTAAAGTTTATATAAAAATCCATCATATTCAGATATTTGTTTATTTGAATATTCATCAAAGGAAGATATTTTTTAATTACCTTCGCTTTAATGCCCCCATCTTTTAATAAATTGTGAGAGAAGTCCAAATATTTCAATTCATCTTTAATTTTTGCATTACTTTTTTTAATGTCCTCTAACTGACTTTTTAATTCCTTTAACTTTTTAGTTTCTTTACTTTGGTTCTTTATTTTATTTGTAATTTCTTTTATTTCCTCTTCAATTATTCTTATCTGCCTATTGTTATTGGAAATTTTTATATTATTTTTTGTAATATCATTAGATATATTAGTTATTTTCTTCGTAAGGTCTAAAAAGTGTTTTTCTCTTTCCTCTTCCTCCTTTATAGTTTGTAAAATTTCATCGTATCCACTCTTCAATTCCTTTACTTTTTTTAGAGTTTCATCAATTTTAGATTGCTTCAATTCATCATCAATTTTTTGAGTGCAAGTTGGACAGACGTTGTTATCATTAAAAAACTTGTGCTCATCAACAACAGAAGAAACTTTCTGTGATAATTTTCCTTTCAAACTACTTAACTTTTTTAGTTTTGATGTTGCTTCACAATATTGCTTTGCGATTTCTTGCAACTCTATATTTTTGTCTTCTTTAATTTTAATTTCGTTGAATAGATTATTAGTTTCTGTTTCAATATCTAAAATTTTCTTCTTATTCTTTTCAATATCATCCTCCCCATTCTTCTTTATATTATCAATAAACTCTTTTTGCATTTCAATTTTATCTGCTGTCATACTTTCAGACAATAAAAGAGTCTTAATTTCTTCATTATTCTTTCGTATACGATCTTTTACGATACTATTCATAGCAGAAAATATTTTTATATCCAAAATATCTTCCACAATTTCTCTTCTATTTGAAGAGGACAATTGCATAAATGGAACAAAAGATGCGTTACCCAAAATTACAATTTGAGTAAAAGATTTATAATTCAGTTTTAGTATATTTTCTTCCAAATATTTTTGCTGATCATTTGATGCTGCGGATTGATTTTGAATCGTACCATCTATCCAGATCTCAAAAATATTTGGTTTAATTCCTCTAACAATTCTATATTGTTTAGAACCTATATCAAATTCAACTGTTACTAAACAATCTTTTTCATTTGTGGAGTTTACTAGTTGCCCTTTATTAATTTTTCTAAATGCTTTATTAAAAAGGCAAAAACATATGGCATCCAGTAAAGTACTTTTCCCAGATCCATTTGATCCGATTATGAGAGTAGTTTTTGATTCTAAAAGATTTATCTCTGTTTCTTGATTTCCTGATGATAAAAAATTACGATAGGTTATTCGCTTGAATAAGATCATAGTCTCTTGGCGGTATTACAAATTCATTTGGGGTTATTATCACATAGTGATATCCATATAACTCGCAAGTTTTAACTGCAAGTTCATCTTCTACTTCAACTACTGACATTTTTGGATAATCTTCCGCTTCCAGAAGACCTGCATATCTTTCTGCGTCATCATAATCGACGAACAAGTATAGTGCTTTTTCTCCTTCTTCGTCAATTACAGAGTAAGCTCCTTCTTCCTCCTTACCTTCTACGGTTAGTATAAACATCAGACCATCTCTAACGCTTCTTTGTAAGTATCTTTTAATATTTTTTTGATCATATCTTTATTTAAATCAAATTCTGATTCTTCTACGTATTTATTCAGAATGGTCAGAGTGTCTTCTATTTCTACATCCGTATAATCCACAAAAGAATCTTCAACTTCATAATTTTCAATTATTTTTAATTCTGAAGGATTTTGATGAGTTAATAAATCAATAAAGTTATCAAATTTCAGTTGGTCTTCTTTTTTACGAACTACAACTTTAATCATTTTGTTTGAAAATAAAGAATAGTCTATTTCTGGAATGGCATCATCATAGTAAATTCTTTCAAACATCGAATGTGGATTCTTTATAAAATCTAATTTGTAAGTATCAGTATCAAAGTAATGAAATCCTCTAACATCATTCACATCGGACCAAAACATTTGATATGGGTTTCCAAGATAAAATACCTTCCCATCATCACTTCTTGTATGATAGTGACCAGAAAAAACTCTATCAAATTTATTAAATATTTCTTTACTCATCCCATCTTTATTGAGATGTCCCGGATGTGCCATAAATCCATTTAATTCAAGGTGACCAAATACAACCTTTGCATCTGTTTTATTCAACAAGTCAAAGGTTTCCTTTTCGTTGTCACCACATATCCAAGGAAGACAGACTGTATTCAATTCTCCGATAGTGAATTCGGATGGTGATGATATTTTTATCACATTAGAATATTCACTCAAAAGAGAATCAATTGCATTAATCTCATTAGTATTTTTATAATATGCATCGTGATTCCCAACGATATTATAAACTGTTATTCCAAGATCTCTAAACTTATCATAGACATTGGTTTTTGCCCATTCAAGAGCCCAATAATCAATTCCCTTTCTACTATCAAAAGCATCTCCAAGATGGACGACAGTTGTGATGCAGTCTTCCTTTAATCTTTTAAAGAAAACATCATCATAAAATTTTAAAAAATAATCGTGAAAAGATTTATTAGCTTTTCTAAAATTATAGTGTGTGTCAGTTATTAATCCAATTTTCATTGATAAAGTTTACTCTGAACGTTGTCCTTAATGGTATTATAGTCAGAACTGTTATATCCGTCATCATCTACCGTAAACACTTGTTCGTATCCTGTCCTTTCTAGAATTTTTTCTTTAATCTCAATTTGCTTCTTTTCTTTTTGGATCCTTCTCAAAAAAGCATAGTACACAATTTGAGTAAAATATGCGAATGGATTTGTTTTAGTTACATCAAAATTATTAATATACTGAACACAGTTTTCAATACCGTCACTTATCATATCTTCCCTAAACATATAATTGACAAAGTTTGGACGATATGATAAATGTGTTGCTATCTTTAAAAAGCAATCACCAAGGTAATTAGGTATTCTTGGATTTGGAAGACCTTTTTTCTTTGCTGCATCCACTTTCTTTTTATATGCAACAAGAGCCTCGTGAAAATCTTTATTGTTCACGTAGTGTGGATTTTTCTTTTCTCTGTTCATTAAAATACTATTAGTTATCTTTATTATAACAAAGTTACCAAATAAATCAAGTATTGACAAAGTAAAGAAGTTTCCCTAGAATCACTCTGTTAGGGTTCAAGATAAATTATATCTTTAATTAGATCTATAGAGTTTTTCTAGAGATACTCTTGCTTCAGATATAGAAGATAGATATCCCATATTAGGAGTTATTTCCGTTAGACCAGATACTCTATCTTTTTCTCTTACAAATTTTTTATGTATCTTTATGATACTTTGATCTACTACTTCAGTAATAGTAATTACTTTATCCATATCAACTATGAACATAGAATCATTACTTAATTTCATCCAAGGATGAAGTTTAAGACCATTTACTCCCAGTTGTTTTATTGCAACTGTCTCCATAATAACAGGATTATCAAGGATTAAAACAGTTCTATCTCCTTCATCACAAGGACATACTTTAGAAAAGATTTCCTCACCAGAAACAAGTTTTATTGCTGCGTAAAATTCTTCTTCCATTATTTTTGAAAATTGATTTTTACTATTTCATAATTAAATTTTTCTTCATTGTATATTTTTATTCTTTCAATTAGATGATTTAGAGTATAATTTTTTCTTGACTTGTAAATTATTTCATCTGCGATATCATATAAAACAGCTTTAGTTTTATTATCACCTTTTCTCAATACTCTTCCTATTGATTGTAAATTTCTTATTTTTGATTTTGATGGACTAGCAAATATTACATTATGAAGATTTTTAATATTTACGCCAGTTGAAAATGTTCCATATGATGCTATGATTATTGCATCAGATTCCTTTTCAGTTATTTCTCTGACTTTTTCTCTTTGTTCAGCATCAATTCCACCGTGAATGAAAAATATTTTTCTATTTTTTGACGCTGATTTATTTATGCTCTCGTAGAGTGGTAGTCCGTGAGTTTCGACTCTACTGAAAAGAATCAAGGTATTTCCCTTTAGATCCAAAGAAAGATTTTTTATAAATTTATTTCTTTTATCATTAGTAATTAAATATTGTATTTCTTCTTCAAAGTCATTAAACTTATGTTCATCATGCTTCAATAGAAGAACTTTAATCTGCAGTTTAGATAGATGTCCTTTTTCTATTAGATCTTTTGTCTGTGTGACTTTATAAGAGGGTCCAAATAGACCCTCCAAGACCCATTTGTGAGTCTGTGATCCATCTAGAGTACCAGTAAATCCAAAACGATATTTGGCGTTGTCTGCCTTCGTCATAATACCAACTAAAGACTTTGATTTAAATAAGTGAGCTTCATCACCTATAATAACGTCAAAATCATTAAAGAAAGATCTTTGAAGATTATATACAGATTGCCAAGTGGTTATAATAACTTCTTTATTAGTGCTTTTATCTTTTCCAGAGTAAATTTTGTGGCAATGCTCATCCACATTCCAACCATAGTCTTCAAAGTCTTTATACATCTGCTCTACGAGTGATGTTGTTGGAACTACTAAAAGAATTTTCTTACCTGATGATTGGAAATATCTAACAACAGAATAGATCATTAAAGATTTCCCAGAAGCTGTTGGAGAAATCAAAAGTTTTCTATTATACCTTAATGCGTCATAAACAGCATTGATTTGATAATCTCTAGGCGTATGCTTTGATATTTTTTTCATAAACTCTGAAACCCCCTCGTAAGAAATCATTTCATTTTCTTCAAAGGGAGTTCCATAAAATTTATTGTTTTCAAATTCTACAGAATAATCAAATTTCTTTGCCCAAGAAATTAGTTTATCCAATAGACCAACATAAATCTCTCCTGTATGAGTGCTGTATAGTCTTATTTTACCGTCCCAATACTTACTTCTATATTGGGGCATAAATTTTGCACCAGGAACGTCAAAGGTAAAATATTCAGACAATTCTTGGTGAATATGTGGTTCTGTTTTTATTTTAATGTAAACTTCATTTTTCTTTTGAATAACAATATCAACCATATCCTGCAGTGAACCTCATATAATCTATACTATTTTTAATCTGGTAAGTTCTATTTAAAATAGTCTTAAGGATGCTCTCCAGATAGTTCAACATAGTCTCATAATAATCAAGTTTAGATAAAGATTTTACAACATCTTCATCTGCATCCATATACTTATCTATATCAGCTTTGAGGACCTTATAATCAAAAGGAAGTTTCTTATATACTTCTGGATCTGCCTTTCCAGTATAATATAACCATTTATCCTTTCTTAAAATTTTATATTTTGATTCTTCCATTTTTTTAAGAAGAATTATGTTATTATAAATTTTATAATATTTTGCGTGCAGGGCAGGGACCTTTAATGACTCTTCGTGAAGATTATCTGGATCAATTGAAGAGTCCTCATCCCACATATTCTGAATTTTTTCAAGATCCATAATTAAAGTATTTCTAGTTTTTTATATTATAGCATTAATCCAAGATAGTATTAAATGGACTAATCCAATCTTCGTTGGGGTTGGTGACAACAATTATGTTCATATTTTTTGCATTTACTTTTTGTATGAATGCATCGTAAGAAGCTTGAACTGTTGCAGTAGTCATACTTCCAGAATTATCTATAAATAAAGCAACTTTAGAACCATTTGGTAATTTATCTAATCCACAAATAGTAAACCAATCGGATATTTGCCCTGTATTTCCACCATCTCTATTTACTCTTATTGGACCAAATGTTTTATTTGCACTTCTGGATCCAACAAATGATCCATCAGAAATAATTATTTCTGGACTTACAGCAATAACATTATTTCCACTATCAAGTATCTGTAAAACAAACTTCTCCGATCCTTCTGTTAGTCCATCTCTTACTAAATTCCAAGCAAAAGAGGCTGCAAAATTATTTAATGTAAATGATCTCACCAGGTTACTTGGACTAAAATCAGATGCTGTTATATTTGCATCTGTGGGGAATATGCGTGCGGTAAGTTGTGTACCATCGGCAATATTGGAAGTTGTTATATTGAATGCTATTGATGTATTTGAATTTGAAGTAGATTCGATAATCGTTGTTGAAGATGGCGTAACTGTTATTGTATATGGGGAATCGTCAATGTTAATAACATTACTAGTTGCTATAATTGTTCCGGAAGTTGAACCTGCTCTAATTTGGACAGTAAATGTTTCGTTATCGTCAACAGCAAGATCTTTTATGGGAAGTAAAGAAAATGTTCCTCTATTATTGAATATTGTAAAACTTCCAGATTGGATAGGCATATCTGCAGTTGATATCCCAGCAGTTGTATAATATAAAGTTGTTGCATCTAAAATACCAGTAGTATCAACTGTAAAGGTTATAAAATCTCCCTCTACTACGTTTGCGTTAGATGATATCACTAATGAATATGGAACATCAACGATAGTTACACTATTGCTTGTTGTAACTATTCCTCCACTAGTGGAACCAGTTCTAATTTGAACCTGGAATGATTCATTTGTTTCTACATTAAAATCTGAATTTGCAGTTATTACGAAAGAACCAGTATTGTTGTTTATAGATAGGGAACCAGAAGAAGTTGATATGTCCCCAGTGGTTGTGGTGGTATAATATAAATTAGTTCCGTTAGGAACACCTGTTGTATTAACTGTAAATGTTACGTTTTCACCTTCATTTATAGTGTTTATTGATTCCGTTACTGCGAAAGATGTAGTGTTTGAAACAGTAATTGAAGAACTTATTCCCACAATATTTCCTGAAGTTGACCCAGATCTTATTTGTATTTGAAAAGTCTCTGGAGATTCAACTAGAAGATCTTCTGTAGCAACTAGATTAAATGAAGTCGTGCCTCCACTAACCACTACAGAACCAGATGATGGGGATACATCGTTCGGAATAGTAGATGTATAGTATAATGCTGAACCGTTAGGAACTCCACTGCTGTTGACGGTTATTGTAAAATCTTCCCCTTCAGAGATTGAAGTTTTTGAGGTAAGAACAGAATATGATGTTGTATTAGTTATCGTTATTTCTGAACTTATCCCTACAATGTCTCCAGAAGTAGATGACGTTCTTACAAATGCGTAAAAAGTTTCTCCTGAGTCTACTTCAGTATCTTCTAAAACGTTTACAGTAAAAGTAGATATTCCAGAGTTTACAACAAAAGAACCAGATGATGGACTTACATCTGTTGTGTTTGTAGTTGTATAATATAAAGTCGTTCCACTTGGAACCCCAACTGTATTGAGAGTAAAATCTACTGAACTACCCTCCGATACTGTTGTTGACGATTGAGTTAATGTATATGATCTAATTGAAGTATCATTTATTGTTATTGATGAACTTGTTGCTACAACATTTCCTGTAATACTATTTCTTCTTATTTGAAGTCGAAAGTGCTCCTCATTTTCTGTTCCTATTAAAGTTAAATCATTAGATAAAGTACGTGAAATGGTTGATATACCATTATTGACAGTAAAATTACCAGATAAAGAGGAATCAGAAAAATCAGATGCTGATGTTATTCCTAAAGTTGTATAATATAAAGTAGTTCCATTTGAAATATTATTAGTATTTACTGTAAAATTTATAGAATCACCTTCATTAACTGATGTCGATGAAACTCCTACGGAAAAGGTAGGTACATTTACAGTTACCGTTGAACTTGTTGCAACAATGTTGCCAGAAGTTGATCCTACACTAATAACTAATTGAAATTGTTTATTGCTTCCATCATTAATTTCATTAGCAATGGTTCTAGTTATTGTAGATATTCCAGATATGGAATTGACTCCAACAATATTAAATGAACCAATTAGTGAATTATCCGTAAAATGAGATGCAGATATTATTCCTACAGTGCTATAGTACAATGTTGTACCGAATCCAACATTGTCAGTATTTACAGTAAAAGTGACAGACTGACTTTCGCCAACGATTGCTGTAGATATGCCTATCGAATAAAATTCAGTATCTCCTAATGCCATATCTTTAGACTAATATAAGGCTATTTATGGTATAGAAACAGTAGCAGCATCCGTCTCTTCTATAAAACTTATAGGAACTGCCAAATCTGTTAATGAGTTGCCGTATGTGCCCGGTTGTAAAAGATAAAATCTTCTATTTGGCCAATTTTGCCTGAATTGATTCCAAAGAATTTCCATTGATGCTGATGAAGTATTGCTATTTTCATCAATTATGGCAATACAAGTTCTATTAGCACTATTTGGGAGAACACCAATTGTTAATGACTTTGTAGTGGTTCCTCCTTTACCTTTTGCAGTTATCGTGTATGTTATTGATGCATCTGGCGAAACTCTATTTGCACCGGTAAGATTTACAGTACCAATATTTGACCCATAACTCGATGTGATAGAAACCTCATATGCATCGGTTACATTCCAGTTCAATACTGAAGAACCACCTTCTTCTATAATCAATTCTGTTGCTGTAAATTCGACAGTTGGTTTTTTATATGTAACTACTGGGGCTACGTATTCTTTAATAATTGTAATATCATATATTGTATATTTAAATACTACTTCGGCAGTAACATAATCTACGCTATTAACTTGAGAATTGAAAGGTATTGTGGTAAGTGAGATGGGAAATAATCCCTTAAAATTTATTTTCGCTACAGGGTTAAAACTACTATTATATACAATCAACTGCCCATCACTTTGTCCAGAGTATGCGGTTTGCTTACCTGGATTTTGTTCATCTTCATTTAAAAGTTCTTGATATTCATATACAGTTTCTGGATATCCGAATCCACGCAACCAATTATGAACGGTTACGTAATTCTCCATATTTTCATCAACAATAAATTTCAATGAAAAATCATCATAAGTTAATTTATCTCCAGGTATTGGAATATCTTTCAAATAAGTAGGCTGAACTGCAACCCCTAAATTAATACCTGGTAGATTTGCTTCACTACAAAAAAAATCTATTTTTGGTTTATTTGATAATACAAACTTAAATCCAGATGGATTTAAAAAGTTTCTATTTGTTATCTGATTCAGAAGAGGGGATGAAGCCATTTTTTATTACTATTTATTTTTTAAAATAAAAAAAGAGGGGTCACTGACCCCTCTGTAAAATCTAATGGAAATGAATCACATTAGATTGTCAACACGTACTCTTCTGTAGTAACGGTTTCTGTTTGGTTGGAGAGTTCCCTGGTCCTGATCGGTTCCAGCAGCAAATGGGTTAGCAACAATACCATAACGAGTCTTGAAGCCAATCTTGGGCTGGAAGGTGTTCTCACCAACGGCACGTACCATCTGGAGAGGTACGTATGGGCAGTAGAAAATACCTGCATCATAAGGTGAAGTGCCCTTATAACCAACAACATAGTACTGGTTAGCACTGTTGTTTGCAGAATATGGATCGATATAAACTTTATAGCGACCATTCAGAACACCAGCGAAGGTGTTGCCAGTGTCATCAACGTTTAGATTAGCGTTGAGGGCTGGGGTGTAATCCAGTAGACCTGCGTGTGAGAGTGCAGAAGCAACGTCAGCAGAGCAAAGGATCATATTGCCCTTTCCTCTACGAGTTCTTTGTGCAATCTGGTTTGCATCACGCTCGATCTGGAAGATGAGACCCTTGAACTTCTCAACTGACCAACGACCGTTGGAGTCAACGTCGAGGTCAAATACACCTTGAGTTGCGGTATTTAGAGTAGCACCCTGTTCTGCAACCTTATAGATGGTTCTGATGACTTCACGGTTGATCTCGGCAAGAATCTCTGTTGAGAGAATGTTTGCGAGTTCTGCTTCAGCATTTAGACCGTGAATTGCCTTCAGATCCTGTGCGAGTTCAAGGCTGTACTCTGCTTTCAGAGCTCTTGACTTTGCAGTAACGGTAACTTTCTCGATTGAGAAAGCCATCTCGTTAAATGGATTTGCAGATTCACCAAGACCTTCAGCATCGTCGGTACGGAGACCTTGACCTACGTTATAGGCGTATGCTTGATCTTGAGTTGCAGTTGGGTTCAGGAGACCTGGGTTTGCACCGTTTTGGGTTCCTGTACCGAAACCTGATGTTACGCTGGAGAAACCAGCGGTACGATCACGACCTGAATCCTGACCAGAGAATGCAGTATCTGCTTCGTTGAACAGTGCTTCAGTTCCGGTCTGGTTGCTGTAGCGTGAGCGCATTGCGAAAATGAGTCCAGTAGGACCGTTCATTGGCTGAACGCCTGCGAGATCATATGCAACCAGGTTAGGCATTGAACGTCTGATCAGTGAGATCAGAACGGGATCGAAACCAGCAACTGGACCAGTTGCAGTTGCGTTTGCACTAAATCCAGCTGATGCACCACTGTTGGTGCTTACGGTTGGAGCTTCGTAAAGGAATTGACGCTCTTCACGAAGGAATTTTTCTTGGTTTTCTAGCAGGACTGCGGTTACCATTCTGCGATGTGGATCGCTGATTCTATCTAGACCATCATAGTCTAGAAGGGGTGCCCACTTCTCCTGCAGATGTTCTGCGTTGAACATTTGCATTTCTTTTACCTCTTTAAAAAGTTAGTTTGATTGTTTATAATTTAAAAATCACTTTTTAGCGACTCTCTGCAATGCATCGAGATAGTATGACATTGATCCAGTAACTGACTGGCTATAGTCAGCATCTTCAGCAATGTAATCAGAGCTGTCTCTTTGAGTAACTACATTAGATGGGAAATATGATTCCCTCAATGTTACTAGTTTCTCACGATATTCTTCTTCACTATCAAACTCAACATTTTCAGCAAGAGAAGCAAGCTTGTCTTTTTGTGAAAGTGCTAGACCTTCAGAAACTTCAGCGAAAATTACATCAGTAACCGACTCTGCTAATCTCTTATTTAGAGCAATATTCTTTTCGATTTGCTCGTTGAGTTTTGTCTCCATATCATCAAGTTTTTCTACCATACTATTGAGTACATCATATTTATCTTCAGGGATTGTTACATAATGTTCTTCAAAAAGACCCTTCATTCCCATAAGGAATGATTCGGTAATTTCGGTCTTAAGACCATTTTCAATAGCAAGAGCGTTTTCTTGTACCCACTCTTCTGCAACATACTCAAGGTAAGAATCAACTCTGGAAGTCAATTCTTCCTTAATTGATTCTACTTCTTCAATCAGTCTTTCTTCATAATGTCTGATAACTGCTTCTTCAATTTGCTCTGTTCTTGCATTTAAAGCAGCTTCGAAGACTGTCTTTGCTTTTTCTTTGAATTCTTCGGAAAGATCTTCACCAGAAAGCAAGGCATTTACATCCTCTTCAATTTCTTCTTCAATTTGGGCAAATGCTTCCTTCATTGCCTTTTCTTTCTCGTCCTCTTCATCTTCATCTTCATCTTC